AACGTGACGCTTTAAAACTTGAAGCAGCTTATAAGGAGCGTGCTAGATTATTAAAAGTAGAAACAGGACCACTTGGGCAGCAGCGTGCTGAGATAACTAAACCTAAAGGACCAACTAAAGTTCCCGGAGAATTAGAGAAGGTAAATAAAGATATAGCTTTCCTTCGTAGGAATATGCGTCAACGTGTTGATGATATGGATAGAGCTAGATTGGAAATGGATGAAGCCTATCAGGAAGCTAAGATGTTGGAAGCTATCAGAAAGAAAAGAGCTAAATTAGAAGACAGATTAGAAGCTAGAAGGCAGCGTGCATTTGATGACGAGGATTTAGATAAAAGAGCTTACGAAGCAGCTGGCAGGAAGTTTGAGGAAACAGACCCAACAATCTTAGAGTATCAAGAAAAAATAAAGTTTTACGACAAGATAGAGGCTGAAGCTTTAAAGAAAAAAGAATTAAGAGAGCAGTTAGCTAGACAAGCGGAGATGGAAGGTCGTGGCATAGTCTCTGAAATCCGTGCACATATAACACCTAAACCTACTGGACCTAAACCTATATCGAGTAACGACGAACTAAGAAGACAAATAAGGCAATCTGACAGCCGTATGCGTGCTTTTATAAAAGATTTGGATGAAGCACAAGACGCTATGCGTGATGAACGTATATATGAGGATGTAAGTAAAGCTATTATAGAATCAGCTAAGTATGATGTTAACAGTAGGATAGCTAGTATTTTGAGGGCGTGGGCTAATGCTCGTGTAATGGCTATGATTTACCAAACGAGTTCGGTATTTGCTTCTTTTCTTGGTGGTGTTACTAGTACATTTAAACAGATCGTAAAGCCTTTTACTGAGTTCGCTGCTGATACAATTGTTACTAGAGGTTATAAAGCTAGCGATATATCAGCATTCCAAACAATGAAAGCAAACTTCTGGGGATTAAAGGAAGGTTTTAGCAATTGGAAGGGAACTGGTAGGGCTGTTATGAGAACTGCTAAAGATTTAGAAAGTGCCACTGGAGGGGCGGGTCGTAACAAATTTACTAGGGAAAGAGGCTTTCTTGAAGACCCTGTTAAATTATATGAATTATCTCGGAAGCAAGCTAGGGACAAAAGGCTTAGAGGTGAAGGGATTAGAAAAGGCGGTGTTGCTTCTATATTAGCCCACTTGCCTGTAGGTAGGATGTTCACTGAAATATATAGACTACCGTTAAGAGGTATAATGCCTATAGATGAAGTGTTTAGAAGACAGCTGTCTAGGGCTGAGATTATGTCTGAACAATGGAAGATAGCGTATGATACTTATCCTAATGATCCTACGAAAGCAGCCGAATACGCAGCCCAATTATACGATTCGAAATGGACTAAGGATAACGGTATAGATGTGCTAAGTGATGAAGGTATTAATGCCACAGCAACAGACACTATTAATAAAGAACTACTATTTGATTCTAATGTAGCCGAATTAGACCACAGGGAAATAGCTAGACCGTTTGCAGATTTAGTTTTGGATATGGCTAAGAAAATTAGACAAAACAAAGACAACCCTGCTAGCGGAGCTTTGATGCACTTACTTATGCCTATTGTTACGGTTGTTGCTAGAGGTGCTGGAAGGACTACGAGAGTTTCTTTGCCTTTTATTCCAGCTTCACAAGCAGTCGGAAATCCGTATAACCGTAAGATTAATTACTTTGAAAGAATCATAGATAAAAATAGAAAACATATTGAGCATCCAGACCAAACACCAGAACGAAGAGCTAGGTTAGTTAAGGCTAACGAGGAGTACGAACAGAAGATTAGAGAGTTGAAAGGTAGAAGGATAGCATATCACAGAGACGCTATTACTGACACACTATGGGGATCAGGGATGATGGCTGCTGGATATATAACAGCTCTTATGGGTTTATCAGTAGGTACACTATCCTGGATGACTAAAGAACAAAGGGAAAAGTTTACACACAAGAACCCAAAGGCTAAACCTAATAGTATATTAGGATGGCAATATAAAGAGTTTCTACCAATATCTGGACCCTTTGCTATAGGAGCTGATTTAGCTATGGTTGATATGTTAAAGGAAGAAGAGGATGATACAGGTAGACCTTTGTTACAAAAGAATCAAACATCGTTTAATGTAGCTTTACGCTCCTTAGTCGAGATGGGTAAAGAAGTACCTGTTGCTGGTGGTTTGAAGTCAGCAGAGCGGGTGCTTAGTGGAGATGACGATATGATGAAAGGCGTGCTTTCTGATTGGGGTGCGTCGTTTGGTTTAGTACCTGCTCAAATGCGTAAACTATTAGAAATTTATTTCGGAGATGGGGATATAGATGAACTTAAAGGCGGTACTATAGAAGACCGTATGTTATACCGAATGATTGGTTACAATAAAACAGGTAATAAAAAGGTAGATCATTTCGGTGAAGACATGCCATCGCAGAAGAATTTATTACAAACATTTTTTCGTTTTGCCCCAGATACTGAATTAGAAAGAACAGCATTCGATGATATATATTCAAAGGATATAGAAGGACGAGGGCAGCTAAAAGATAAACCTACCTACTTCGGTTCTGATACAGGTATAGATATGTATAAGTTTGTCGATAATACAGGAATGTCTTTACATTATCGTTTTGCTTTGGAGCTTAGAAAGACAGGGGTTAAGGATACTGTTAATAACTTAATACAACAATCTTGGTGGAAAGAATTATATGAAGAAGGTTCTAGGCGAAGGGATAGAAGTTCAGACCCTTTATCTGTTAGTAATGAAGCTATAGCTATTCTTAACGAAACATTAGGTGAGGCTTATAACGAAACCGTATACAGAATTATTGATAATAAAGATAATCAAGACGGTACTGTATGGTTAGATGAGTTCTTACATACTTCTGATAAAAATAAGGAAGGAACTCCAGAGTACGAAAAATATGGACCAAGTGTTACTTTAAGACAGAAGGTAGACATGACTGAGGAAAGAGCTGATTTTTCCACAGGTTCGCCTAAATCCTTTAAAGATATTTTTGAAGATTACGACTTAGACGAACTACTAGATGCTAACCCTCAAATGCAACTCGCTGACTAAGTGCTTGAACTTTTATCACAAACAAATTAATAATAGATTACTATGGCTAATACATTCGTAGACTACACAGGGGACAATACGACTACCTCTTTTGCTTTCTCTTTTCCTTATCTTGATGACTCTCACATTGTAGTACAAGTAGATCAAGCCAGCGTATCAGGCGGTGCTTTTGTTACTAAGACAATAGTTGATGACTACACCATACAGACTTCTCCATCTAAAGCTATCATATTTGTTACTGCACCAGCTACTGGAGACAGGATAAGAATTAAAAGAGACAGTGCATCTGAAACAGCATTAGTAGATTTTGAAAACGGTAGTGTACTTACTGAAGTAGAACTAGACCGTGCTTACTTGCACAACCTATATCTTAATGAAGAGATTGAGGAAGGCAGCGGTAAGAATGTAATGACTAAGAACTCTGCTGGTAACTTTGAAGCTGACTTAGCTAAGATAGTTGACCTAGCTGATCCTACTGCTGCACAGGATGCTGCCACTAAGAACTATGTGGACACTGAGATTACTACTGAAAGAACAGCTAGAATTGCAGATGTAGATGCTGAAGAGACTGCCAGGATTGCTGGTGACGCTTTGAAGGTAGCTAAGGCAGGGGATACAATGACAGGTGATCTAGGCATGGGCAGTAATAAAGTTACTTCCTCTGCTACTCCTTCTACAGGTAATGACTTAACCAATAAAACTTATGTGGATGCTGGAGATGCTGACCAAGTCAATAAGACTGGAGACTCTATGAGTGGTGAGTTAGCAATGGGAAGTAATAAGATTACAGGTCTAGGTACTCCTTCTGCTTCCACGGATGCAACTAATAAGTCTTATGTTGATGCTGAGATTGCTGCTACTCTAGCTACAGGTGTTGCAGGTGGTCCAATAGATACAGCTAACATTGCTAATGATGCAGTTACTGCTGATAAGTTAGCAGACACTGCGGTTACT